TCAGCCTTCTCAGAAGAATAGTGTTTTTGCATCAACTCAACAAGATGAATTGCGCTGGCAATGACATTCGACGCCCGGCTCTCAATGACATGGGAAATGTCACGAGTATCACCGTACGCTTGTAGTTCTTCTAAAAGGCTCTTAGTCTTTTTTTGCATAGTTTAAGGATCCTATAGTCTTATTTAGTCTAAGAACTTGAAATTATTTCTTTAGAGAGTTCAACAATGACTTGAGTTTAGCTGACTGTGCATCTACTACTACTGGTCTTTCTGTCTGATCTATCGCACCCTGCACAGCATCGTTCACTGATCCTACTTGACTAGTAGTCCTGATCTTATCCATTATTTGAGATGGGGTTGCTTGAGTGTTCTTGTCGCCATCCGGATCATCATCGGTGATACGCATAGTCTCGATGTTATACTCTAGGTCGATCTTCATTCCTACACCCGTAGAACTACGAGACTTCATGCACTGAATCTGATACTTGCCGCGCTCACGCATAGACCTAGACGTAAAGATACCGAACACATAGTCAGCAGTGTTAATCTTAGAGATACCACCTGCAATGTGACTGTGATCGAATTCGATTTCTTCGACTGCTGAACGATTCAACTGAGAGGCAGTAATCATTAGAACACCTAGCTCTTTAGAAAGATTTCGGAGTTCTTCTGAAACATACTTGTCCTTGATGAACTGATCGCTTGGATTGACCTTGATACTGACCGGCATGACCAGATCAAGATAGTCAATCATCACAAAGTCGATCTTGATGCCAGTCTGAATCTGTACTTCCTTGATGTATGCTCGAATCGCATTCACGTTAGACTGTGCAGGAAGACCCTTCACACGATACTGACCCATCTTCTTGCCAGCCATCTTGACCTTCAATTCAGCATCATCAAGGTTCTTACGAATGTCCTTCGTACTCATGCTAGTAAGCATGGCGTCAGTACGCAAAGAAGTCAATTCTTCTGAAAGTTCAAGAGTCACGTAGACTCCACTCAAGCCTTGCTTCAACCAGTTAAGTGCGATGTTCATCATGACCAACGACTTACCAGAACCCGAACCACCTGCAAAGATGTTCAGTTCGCCACGAGACATGCCGCCATACATGACACGATCAAGCTGTGGCCAACCGGTTGAAACCTGTCCGCCTTGATTGAAATACTTGTTGAGACGTTCTTTAGGATCAGCAAAGTAGTCTGTGCCCATGTCACGTTGTAGCGAGATTTGAACCGCGTCCTTGATTAGTTTCTCAACTGGATCGAAGTCACCCTTCTCCAGCAAGTCTGCTGCTTTAAGAATAGCTCGTTCAAGCTCCTGACGTTTAGTGAACTGTTCGAATTCTTCTAAGAACCAGTCATAATGCCCTTCGTCGAGTTCGGGGATAGCTTCGACTTCAACCCCTGTCGTCGCTTTGATCTGGATCGGATCGGGCATAATACTATACTTCGTAGTATGCTCTACCATAAACTCCGCGACTGGACGAAGCGTTCTATCAAAGTTTTCCGCATTCATGATGTTCATAACACGAGTATACAACTCCGCGTTAGTTACCATCATCCTCAAGAACAAAGCCTGTACGTCTGTATTATATTCTTTTATCAAGTTTTGTCCTCGCTATCTGAATCTTAATCTTACTGTTCGTCGCGGACTGCAATATACTTAGTAGTGTCGGAAGTCTGCCGTATTTTACTACAGCATCATTAACGTCTTTTACGTCTGGCCCCCAGTCAGGTAAGCTGACCTGAAATCCCAATTCCAGAGCCTGATCACATATTGCTAATCCAGTCTTATCTTGATCGGGAACAACGATGATCGTCTTGTTTAGGTTTCTCAATAAGTCAGCTTGTGTCTCACCTATAGTGTTCGTAGTCAACGCACACCCATTGATGCTCAGCGCATCAAATATGCCTTCTACTACGATACAGCACTCCCACTCCGGCTTTTGAAAATCATAACCGAATAGATAACCGGACTGTTGATCCGATATGAACTTCGGGGTCCGATTGTCTAGATACCTGCTCGTGCTTCCTACTATCTTATTGTTGAATGTAAAAGGTATGATGACCCTGTTAGAGTTTCTACCTTCTTCATTCGGTGTTACCATGTACGGAAAGTCGGCGTAGTGCAACCCACGTGCTGCTAGATAATCTATGAATACTTCATGATCAGGATTACGTGCGTCGATAAGATCAGCCTCGGGAAGTTCTACTTCTTCAAACTTGACCTTCTTCTTTTGCTTGATCACCCTAGTCAAGTCTAGTAAGTCTTTATGTTGTAGACTTTCTAGATTCCACTTGTTTATCTGGTTCTCATCGACACCTATCCATTTCAATAGCAGCTTAGTGTTGCCGGTAAGCTGTCTACCCAAAGCGAAGCCGCACTTGAAGTTGCAGTTGAAGCAGTGATAAGACCAATTTTCCCCGTTCGACTTGACGCCGCCGCGCATACGCTTATCTTGCTTATGCCCACGATGATGGCAGCACGGGGCGTTGAAACTAGTCCAACCGCTGCTCGTACTTTTCTTCTTTCCCGGAATGATAGATAGGATATCAAACATGAGTCATTATAACATGCTTGACATAAAAATCAAGTGTTACGGTTAATTAACGGGACAAAATGTTTGTAACGGCGCCGGCGTTGCTAGTGAATGTCATGCGAACGAAGGGGTGAAATCCTCTGACGACATATCCTACGGTTTCAGTTACGTTAGCTAGATCAACCTGTGCCTCGATAGGATACCAGTCTACGTCAGGCTGACAAGAACCTTCGATCAACACGTTACCGTAATAATCAGTATAACGAGCTTGAATGCTCAACACAGGATTGTTGTTAGTGTAGATAGGACTCGTATGATATTCCAAATACTGTCCGTTACCGAAATAGTCTAGGTTAGCTTGACTCAGATTAGGGAAAGCCTGTCCAGTAGGAATAGTAACAGTAGAAGAAGGTACGAAGGAAGGAAGGACCGAATTAACGATATTCATATCGCCTCTTGCACCCGCATTTTGATCAACGAACACAGGATAGTCGAATTCTTGTACTGGAATCTCAAGAGAGTAGTGTGCTTTTTGAGGGTCAATGCCTTCAATCTCAGCAGGACTTACGTTCAATACAGCAATACCGGTGAGCGGTAACTGCAAGGTTAATGCCTTGTTCAGTAACACCTCAGACCCGTCATAATTGATAAGTCTGAAAGTGATGACCTTTCCAGTAATGTCCACTGGCTTCTGCTCTTGATTTAAGAACTGAAACTGAATCTGATTGTCTACGCCCTTATTTAGGGTTAGTGTTTTAGCATACTGTGGCATATAGGCTCTCGGTGAATATCCTGAAAGGAGAACAACAATCTGACGCTGCGTGTAAATGAAAACTTGTGTACTGTAAGCCATGCAATGCTGCTATCCCTATTATCTTGTATTTATCATCCTATCGCATCTTGTTGACTAATATTAAAAATTACCTTTGGGTTTCCAAAACTAAATAAAGTAAGATATGCACAACGAATTTTTCAGAAAACTTAGTGAGAATCACCCTTTCATTTCTATCTGTTCCTATGCCAGTCAAGACTACGTAGGTATCATTCAAAACCGAGACGACCTAGTTACTACTATGTACGATTACGGTGCGATTGTCCCTGCTGAGCTTAAGGCTAAGTTCTTAGAATTGGGAGAGGTATGGTGGTGGGAATCCAATAGAACAATACCCATCAATTTGTTTCTAAAAGATGACTGGGCTATATTCAAGCCCTTTATCAGGACCTTCAACAATAAGAGCTTAGCTGTACTTCACGGACCAATCGTAAGCATGACGGACTTTACTAAGAAGAGAACAAAGCGAAGATCAATTACGCTAGTTAAGCGGATGCCCTAGACTTCTTCTTTAGTTCTTTCTTACGTTTTTCTTTAGCCATCATCAATGTAGTATCACCTGCACGTTGATCAAATGTTACACCCATTAAATGATCAAACTCGTGCAAGAATACCCGAGATTCCATTCCAGTCAATTCACGCTCAAACTTGATCCCTTCGGTGCTATAGTATTGAACTATGCAAGAAGACGAACGCTTGACCTTCATAAACAAATCGGGGAACGAAAGACATCCTTCAAGATCAGTCAATCTATCTTCGGATAGCGACACAATCATAGGATTGATGCAAGCAACTAACTTGGTGAAGTTGCCCATGATGAAGATGCGCTTCTTGATACCGACCTGAGGTGCAGCAAGCCCAACGCCGCCGTTAGCAGTCATAAACTTTGCCATAGCTGTGACAAGTTCAGTAGGATCACCGTCGACTTCAAAATCCCAGAGGTCGGAAACTTCTAGTAACTGTGGGTCGTTTTCTTTGAGTAATTCTAAATTCATGTAGTCCTCACTTCTTTGAATGTCATTTCGTCTACTAGTTCAACGTCACTGTCGGTTTCAATCCACGCTCTTGCGCCGCATTTCAATTGATCACCGTTGTAGACTAGCTTGCTGGGACCATTAATGATGACCTCACGGGCATACAAGGTCTTCCCCTTGTTTTTGATAGTATAGACAGGACGATTCTTACCATCCTTTGCGTTCATAGCAATGTGCTGTCGATTAACATGGATAATTTTCACGCGCCGACGCCTTTCACAATTCCATAAATTAACACAGTGAGAATAAAGAGATTGCAGGTTAATAGTGCAGTGTCTCTTCCTTTATATGCAGCATACGCCCACAGCGCGGTTCCGATGGACCCAACAATCATGTCTTCAACGTGGTAACCAAACGCACGAAGAATAGCTGCGACAATAACTCCGATCGTTCCTAACCATTTAACTACTGTTAGTAGCGTCAATGATCTTACCGTAACGTCGATCTTTCCTAGCAACTTAGCTACTTTCATTAGTGGTCTCTTTTAAAAGATTCATGTGTACTACTACGAGTTGACTGTAACTAATTGCATGGCTTTTTTTGAATGCGTACCCGGACTGATCCTTATCCCAGACAGTCTCGTTAATCTCTTTCCACTTCTTGCCGAGAAGATGACGTTTGGCAGGGCGAATTGCTGCAAGAAACATAGCAAGACGAGGGATGCTGTCTATGGGCTCCGGCATTCTACGTATTAGATCATACGAGTTACCCAAGTGAATTAGCTGTTCTACTGTTGCCTTGTCTTTCAGCACAGACCAATCTGGATCCCGCATCAGACGCAATAGATGTTCTTCATCCTTGACTTGACTATAGACATGCACGTTCAACAAGTCTAGCTTGAAGTATCCTCTGTTTTCTGCTTCTGCATAGTGCAGAGAAGACATGTCATACATAGGATCGTAGGGTATGTCAGTGATATAAACACCAGTTGGATGCTTACGAATTGGATTGACATTCCGCATAGACGCAGGGATATGCTTGATGACCGCTAACAGCTTGTCGCGGTCTCCCAAATCAATATCAATGTCAGAATCAATTCTCATTCATTTCCACTTTAGTAAGAAGAACGTATATAGCTTTTCGTCAACAATGTCAAACTTATCGGTAATCGCACCGTTAATCGTATGTAGCTTGATGCCATAATTATCTTTCATGTATTCGACAAAATCAAGCTGGCCAGCGACAGGCGGGGAGTTTGCCAAAGCTTCAGTTCGGATTTTTTTAAGTATACCCCAATATTCCCAACGGGTGTTTCGAAACTCAATATCAGGATCATCTGGATCGAAGTCTTCGAAGCGGTTAGGAACTTTCATCGAAGATGAGTAAATCCAGCCGAAATGAGTTTCTGATAAGCCTTCTGCACGACAATAGCCTGACGTTCAGCGTCTTCAAGTGCTTTGTGTGAGGTCACATGTCCGCCGTCTTTCAGCGAGACGCCGGCGAGTTCATAGATAGTACGACAGTCGCGGATATTCCAAAACTGCCAAGGATTCTTGATTTCCAGTTCTCGGAAAGCATGTTCGGCAATCATGATATCAAAGACAGAACCGTTGCTCCAAACCTTATCAGCACGATTCCAGCAGAACTTGTAAAGTTTCTCCATGCATTCCCTATAAGAAATGCGATTCTGATCACCCATCGCCTCTTGAATAGCTTCAGGGCTTTGCTCGCTCCACCAGCGGAGAGTGTCATCGCTGATGCTACGACCGTAAACGTCGGTCTGTTCTTCCATCGTAGGACGAAGTTCGATGCGGTCGATCATACCTTCCCCTCGCGGATCGAACAAAACTGCACCGATAGTGAGGATCACAGTTGACGATGAGGTGTCAAGCGTTTCCATGTCGATCATAATATGATTAGCCATTAGAACTCCAAATATTGTCTAGCTTTTTAACTTCTTCTACTATATCACCGTTTAGGTAATTAAGCAAGGACGCGGGGCGTGATTCGGGTAAATAATCTGGTATATTCAGTAAGTTCATTCACATAGCTTCCAAAAAACATAGGTCTTTTCATCAAGTATGATATAGCCCGCGATCTTGAACCACTTGCCCAAGTACTCAGGGTTACCTAATCTTTCGCGGCACCATTTCTCTAATTCTCCTGGGCCTCGGCTGTCTGGACCAATAGGAATACGGATGAACAGCCTGTCTTCCCAGACATCATTCACAGCAATCTTCTTCTTGATCTTCTGCGTCTGCGGGACTATATCAATTATTTCGTCTTGATAAGGGGCTAGCCCCATGTTAGCTTGAACCATATAAAATCCCTTTCATATCTAAACTTATAGTGTAGATCATTGTCGCTACAATACCATCTACAGTGGTGTTCACACTTGCCGATGTGACCATAAATCCAGTCAACCATCTCAGTATGTCTTTTTACGCCTTTGAATGGATTAGGTTCGTATATACGAACTTCGTACCAACCCGGTTTAGTTAATTCCCAACCATTTTTTGAGTCATAGTGATTCACATCCATCTCAATTTAAACCAGGATACACTTTCCTGTGTCTCAAAGGAATAGGCATAAATCATATCATCACTTGATGAAACATCAGACACATCAGTCATTGTTAAGCCAATAAAGTCAGGTAGGTTTCTAGCCCATTCTTCAATCTCTTTCGGATTAGTAGGATCCGAAAGCAGAACAGTATAAGGACTTGAGTATCTAACTGTTGACACTAATATCCAGCCTGATTTAGTAAATCCTTTACCTGGGTCACGGCGCTCGCACTACGCTTGAACTTGATGGCCCATTGCTCAGGATTGATATAGTCTATGATCATCTTTTGCTGAGATTCGTCCAAATCTTCAATCATCTTGATGCCGCTCTCGCTGTGATACAACATCCACGGACTGATCTTACCAGCAGTGATAGAATAGACTAGCCTGTTTCGATTTGCGTATCGTAGACAGTCTTTTGTTTCGATTCCTGCTGCCTTTGCAAGTTCAATCGTGTTCTCGATACTACGAGCAACAGCATCCATTGGATCTTCATCCTTTAGATACTGAATGAGAAACTTAGTGTAGTTAGTATCGCTGCACCAGCTATCGATCTTCACATTGTTCTTGAGCAACCAGTCAGCATAGCGATTGACATTTAGACAATGGATGTTCACACAGTAATGCCCGAACTTGACAAATGCTAGGTAATACGCTGACTTACTAAAGTCTAGATATGTCTTCTGCTTTTTAGTTGCAGTGTTCTTTGCGTAGAAACGAAGCCAAGACTGAAAGCCGATGCGATTGCCTGGCAAGTCTTTATCTTGCCAACGGCGCTTGTTCTCGCAAAGATGCTTCATCATGGTTGTCTCGCGTTGAAACGATCTACTACAAAACTCGCAGCTAAATTCTGTTGACTTAATTGCCAGAGTCTTTTTCATACTGTTTAATATCTTCGTCTGTAGTAAGGTCACTTAGCAACTCAATCTCATCAAATTTTAACTCGGGAAACTTCTTAGCAAGATACATCTTTTTCTTGTGGCTGTCAACGTACACTTCACTGAGAAGTGTTAGGTCGCCGTCATTAGTTTTAGGATATATCTTCTTGAAGTATTCTTTTATTTCTTTTTGTTTCGGGCTATCAAGCAATCGAGTTACACGTTCTCTAATATGAGGAATCCACTGATGAAACTGTTTACCTAATCCCGGGCTTGCAGCACACAACATAAGCCATTGCAGCTTAGGATGCTTGTGAACAGCTTCATTGAACAGATACTTGTTAGCGTGGTACTCGGTGCTTTGAAGATAGTATGACTGAACGTCTGAGCTAGCCTTGACTGCACTGATCCAATGAATCATCATGAACGGCACAAACTTCTTTTGCTGTTCGGGCGTCAACCTATCATAGTACGAGTAGTCCTTCTTGTCGATAGCCGTCAGGGCGTCAAACAAGTCAAAGTCTTGACCTGTGAACTTTTCGTCTGCTGATAGTTTTTCTTTAGCCATTAAGAGCGCAACGCTTCCAAAGTGATAATGTGTTCGACCGTCTTCCCCAAATCATCAAAGTCAGTGATGATAGTCAGAGTAGGTCCTTCGCCGTCTTTAAACCGATCTAGCTTGTTATGTTCAATGACCCATCCGCCCGAAGCAGGATAGATAGCAAAGCGTACACTCGTCTTGGGAAGAGGAGTATCAGACTCTCGTGCCACAATATTTTCGCCGCGACTATTTTCCCAAGCTTCACGGGACCACTGTGCAAACTTTCTTTTAAACCAACCCATCTTCTTTTCCTTCTTGATGTTAGTGTATGCAATCTCTCTAGGCAGGCTGCTAACCATTGTTTTGGCGTACTTTGCTGGTGCCGGGGGCTTACCGTACGACATTACTTCTTTCCTTCCTTAGGAAGAGTAACTTGAACGTTTCTATACAGAGTGCGTATCACGCCCATGATATCTGATTGCTTGTTATTTTTCTTAAAAGTCTCGATAGCTACTTCTATACTCATCGTTCTCTCCTCTAAAATACTTGACTGTAATCTACTACTTCGCAGTTCCTACTGACCTCTTTGACGAAATAAACACATCTAGGTTTCTCACTATCATCAATAGGAACGCATAGAAACTGTCCATTGCGAAGTCTCGGGGCATACCAAGTGACATCTGGATAGATATCTAGAATCTCGATTGGTAAGAATGTAGGCGAGGACGAACTCAGTGGATTAAATTGAAAAGCATTGAATCCTCTGTCATTAAGACTAGATAGAGGAAGAGTTTCAAGATCACCATGTTCTTGTTCTCCGATGAGTATCTGCCAATCAACTGGCATCTTAATAGACTTGTTACCGATCCTAAGAACTAGCGCAGGACTATTGAATGTTTCCAAAAAGATCAGAGGGATATAGTAATAGTCAACGTTTGCGGGCGTTGAGTTATCGAGAATAGCAAACCTAAGATCATCTATCTCTTCAGGAAGTGTTTCGAGGTTGTAGTATTGGTTTTCTAATGTCAAAATTCTCATACTGTTATTGTATCTTTTCTGTTGTAAAAAGTCAACACCTTAATAATCTAATTTTTCCAAAGTGAACGGATTTTCTTTGCAATTGTCAAAATGGTACCTGTACATTACATTACCTTTTCCAATTTTGTTACAGTGCGGACACACCACGGCGGACTTGTTGCTCATCGTTTGGCTTCTAGCAAGGTTAGATTCATCGCTATGACTTCCTTGAGCAAGTCCTTTGTTCCACGGCGTATTTCCTTTTTTGACTCCACCAATACCCGGCCTCTTTGTACCGGTCCTTGCTTCGGATATTGCTTTTCTTGCAATGTCATACTGTCTTGCTGTCAGTATCCTTTGTTGAAGATGGTTTGTTTGTACAAATTTACCTAAGGCATGTAGCATCTTAATTCTTTCTAACCCAGCGGTCATCTTAGTTAATAACTGGTGGCAAATGAAATGCTCCCGTGCTGTTAATCTTACTAAATTATCCCGGTCATCTGACCCGTTTAAGGACTTAGGAATGATGTGGTGCCTTTCTGTATAGCCCGTATTAGGTCTATTCATCGCAGCATTTATTATAGAAAAATACCAAGCGGTATATTTATTGTTGATAAATATCATTGCTGATTGCTCCCTAAAGCATTAGAGTAGTTGGGAACGCCAATTCCGTGAACTACATCTTTATTTATCAATATTCAAGTTTTTCTATAGTAAAGGGGTAATTAGCCTCACGATAAAAAACCTTACGCTGCGTCAAGTGACGTTTAGCGAACTTGCAAGTACTAGTGATGTCCCAGATTTCTACATGGTCCTTGTCTTCTGCTTTACGAATACCTCGACCAATGCTCTGAATCACTCTTACAAAAGATTTACCTGGCTCAATAAGAACCAGATTAAAGATGCGAGGGATGTTAATACCAACAGCAGCTACGCCATAGGTAGCAACAATGATTTTATCATCGCTCGTAGCGACTTCATCGTACTCCTCCTTTCGTTCTGTCAGCTTCGTGCCACCGTTAACAAAAACAGATCCTGGTATTCTGCTGACCAACTCTTTACCTGCATTAACACGATCAACAAGTACAAGCGTGTTGCCTGTCTCGTTAACCTTCATGATGAGTGCAGCCATCTTATCAAGGCGACGATCATCTTCTAGTAGATGCTTCAGTTCGCTCTGGTAGTTACTGAACTCAACAGTGTCCTTGAGTTGAACGATGTTCACGTGGCACTTAGCAAGAACGCCCCTGTCTTGTAGTTCGCTTGCTGCTAACTTACCAATAACAGGTCCAAGTGAGACTAGGATGGATATCCGATCCATCTCTGCCTTAGGAATCGTTCCAGTCAGTCCCCAGCGAATAGGAACACATGATAGCACACCGGTTAGCAATGCCTTTAGTACGTCAGCTTTGGCCATATGAACTTCGTCAACGATGACGCAGCCGACACCTTCGAAAAACGATTCTGCTAGTTCAGGATCACCGTCGTCTCCCTTTGTATTCTTGAGAAGATTGTTGAGAGATTGCCATGTGCAGATAGTATGCGTCTTGCCGTAGTCCTTGCGATCACCGAAGTAGACGCCAACGTCAAGTCCTAGATTGATGTAATCTGCTTCTGTCTGTACGACTAGAGACTTGTTGGGAACAATAACAAGCGATCTACCATAAGGTTCAGCACACAACGATAGTGCTGCTGTCATCACAGTCTTGCCTGCCCCTGTTGCGATCTCTTGCAGTGATTGAGGATTAGCTAAGAAATTGTTGATGATTTCAATCTGATAATCACGCAACACGACAGGTTGGCCCTCCCGCTCGTGCCCTTTAGGCCAGCAGATGTGCGAGAACGTGTTTTCAGTTACTTGCTCAAACGTGAGTTCAGCGTGTGCTTGGCGTAAGTCTTGAAGTTCAATGTCATATCCTTTATCATAGAGATAAGGGATTATCTGATCTAACAGATTAAGATATGTGCTACCAGCTAATGAGAAATAACTGATCTTGCCGTTCCATCTTCCCAATCGTACTGCCGGAAGATACCGAGCGCCTGGCATCTCAAATTCGAACATTTTCATCAACGCACGACGATCACCTACTTCTAAGCCCTCAATCTTTGCATTAACCTCATCTTTAATTATTATTTTTGCTTCACTCATTTTACCTCTACTGGTCGTG